AGATTCATATAATGTGTATAGAGCAACAGAACCAGAACATTTACTAACACCATCGGAGTATCACTTTATTGCAAATGTTACTCATGATTCAGAGATTCTAGAACAAGTACACATTGATACGGACTCTAAAACTAAATTTGCATTATATTATTATAAAATAACACAGATAGCAGGGGGAGTAGAATCAGATTTTTGTTTATTTGATACTGGTTGGGAAAATCACTAAAACGCTTGACAATGGCGTGTAAGTGTGTTATAATAGACACTCAATAAAGGAGAATATATATGTACGTAGAATATTGGCAAATATTTATGTTTTTAATGGTAGGCACCTCAGCCTATTTCTCATACAGACAAGGCCAATCAGCTGGAGTACAAGCTGGTGTCCAAATAGTTATTAGTGATTTACACGAAAAAGGAATCATTGCTATATACAAAGACCATGAAAACGGAGAGGTAGTTGTTGGTAGATATGATGAGGATGATTTTGAAGTAGAATCGATAGATTGTGAAGAAGATGAGTTCTAAAGAAGAAATATGCGAAGAAGATTGTGATTGCCATTCTGATGATACGATACAAGTCGGCAATAACGTTTATACAAATACAGAGGGTGGTGCTGGTATGTCAGAAGAAATGAAAGAACTCATTAAACGAAAACAAGAAAAAACCACTCTAACCCGCGACAATAAGATAATTCAATTTAAACCAAAAATGGAGTGTCTACAAACACAAAATATGTGCCCAGCAGATTGGGCAACTCCATACACTCCAACATGGGAAGAATTAAAATTAACACTTAAATCATTAGACGATTGTTATGATGATGCAACGAGACAATTAGCAACTGCTGGTGTCCAGTCTGAATTCTCATTAAGAGAAAGATTGCACGACCTCGAACAAATGAGAGCATTGTTGATGGACTACTTCAAACCCGATTAATGGTATATCGACTGGTTGAGAAAATTACAAACCTCACATTCAATAAAAAAATTGAGGTAATTGGTTCTATTTTAGGTGTATGTGGTGGAGTATTAATCGCCTCAAACTTGGATATATCTAGATGGGCATTTGTTATATTCTTAGTATCAACTACTATGTTCATAATCTTAGGATATAGAAAAGGCATGCTGCCATTTCTTCTTATGCAATGTTTTTTCTTAATGATAGACTTTTTGGGCATTTATAGATGGTTTTTTTAAAAATAATCAAAAAATAATCAAAAAAACGCTTGACTTATCTATATAATCCATGTATAATACGTAGTATAACAATTAATAAAAAGGAAATTATATTATGAATAAAAGTCAAGTAAGAAAAGAAATGGTCGATGCTCTTAAAGAGGGTGTTGCAACAGTAACGTTTACCAAAAAAGATGGCACTGAACGTGTTATGAAGGCAACTCTACAAGAAGAGTTATTGCCGAGAAAACCTATCGTAGACACTTCCGTCGTAGCTAAAAGAAAAGTAAATGAAGATATTATTGCTGTATTTGATACTGATGCAAACGGTTTCCGTTCGTTCCGTGTTGATACTGTAATCTCTTTCTTCTCTCCACGTGTTGCTATGGATGATGTTCAAGGACTATTCAACTGAAAATGAGAAAAAATGACGTTAAAGTTCTATCTGAGATAGAACACGTTTTACATCGCCCCGGAATGTATGTTGGTGATACCACTGTTGGTATGCACGACAAATGGGTAATGTATGAAGGAAAAATAACTAAAAAGAGTGTAAAGATAGTTCCTGCGTTCTTAAAACTGTTTGACGAAATTATCAGTAATTCTATTGATGAAGGTTTTCGCACAGACTTTAAATTTGCTAACGAAATCAAGGTGAGGGTTGAGGACAATGGAAAAATTACAATCGAAGATAATGGAAGAGGAATTCCGGTTACTATTACAGAAGAGGGAAAAACGCAGGCAGAACTTGCGTTTACAAACTTACGAGCAGGTGCTAATTTTGGTGATGACGGCCATGTTAGTATTGGTACCCATGGTCTTGGTTCTACTCTAGTTAATATATTAAGTAAGAAATTTATTGCACATACTGACGATGGAAAGAAACATTTCCGTTTACAATGTTCAAAGAACATGAGTGAGATTGATACTATTATAACCAAATCAAACGGTATATTAGGTACAACCGTGTCTTATTTCGCTGATTTTGAACGTTTGGGTATGAAGAGTATCAATAGTGACCACACAGAATTATTAGAGAAACGTGTTAATGATTTAGCAGTATGTTTTCCACAAATCAGATTCAAATATAATGGTCGATTAGTGAAGAGTGCCAAATTCAAAGATTATTTATCCAAGATAGGAACAGACTATATAATTAACGAGACCAAGAACTATTCAATAGCAGTATTACCGTCTGATGATGGAAATTTCATATCGTTTGTGAATGGTATTGATACGTTCGGTGGAGGTGTTCATTGTGATATTGTATCAAATCAAATCTGTAGCACACTTAAGGATGCTATCAAAAAGAAACATAGATTAGATATCCGTATTCCTGATATTAAAAATAAGTTGTTGTTCGTTATTATCACAAACAAAGTGGGCGACCCAAAGTTTGATAGTCAAACTAAAGAACGTTTAACAAATAACGCTAATGATATAAAACCTATCTTTGATGGTGCTGATTCTGATGTATTCATTGCTAAAATAATGAAGAATGAGGAACTAATAACTCCTATCATTGAGGCATTGTTATTGAAGAAACAACTTGCAGAAGCGAGGGCATTAAGAAAAGCACAAAAGACTGCTAAGAAGAAGAAAGTTGCCAGTCATATATCAGCAACAAGTAAGAATCCTCAGGATAAGATTCTATTTATCACTGAAGGACAATCTGCTATCAGTAACCTGATTAACGTAAGGCAAACTGCTATTCATGGTGGTTTTCCACTAAGAGGTAAACCTAGAAACGTTAGAGAGTTAAAAGCAACAGATATTATGAAGAATAAGGAACTTTCTGAACTAATGAGTATTATTGGATTAGAACTAAATGAACCTGCTGAAGATTTAAACTACGGTAAGATAGGAATTCTTGCTGATGCAGATTTTGATGGATTCTCAATCGCCGCATTGTTAGTTAATTTCTTTTCGAATTGGAAAGAACTATTTGACGAAGAACGTATCTTATTCATTAAATCTCCAATCGTTATTGCGAAGAGAAAGAGAACGGTTAAACGTTTTTATGATTTAAAGGATTTTAATGATGCAAAGCTTGACAATGAGTGGAGAATAGAGTATAATAAAGGCTTAGGTTCACTTTCTATTGAGGAATATGATTTAATGATTAATGACCCCGTAATAGAAGTAATTGAGTATGATAGTGGCGCTACTGGTAGTTTAGAAACTGCTTTTGGGAAGAATTCTCTCCCCCGTAAAAAATGGTTAATGGTATGAATGTAACAGAATTAATTGATAATCAATATAAAGACTATTCAAAGTATGTATTGTATTCTCGTGCTATACCGCACATGATTGATGGACTAAAACCATCACAACGTAAAATTTTATACACTGCTTTAAAGACTGCAAAGAATAATCGTATTAAAACTGCATCTTTAAGTGGTAACACAATTAGTCAAGGAAACTACCATCACGGTGACGCTTCTTTAAATGAAGCAATCACCAAGATGGTTCAACCTTTTGCTAATAACTTACCTTTACTCGCTGGTGAAGGTTCATTTGGTTCACGTTTAGTGCCAGAAGCTGCGGCTGCAAGATACACCTATGTTAGAACACATAAGAATTTTGAAAAGTATTTTGCAGACACCATGGTTACTGATTCTACTATTGACCCAGAAGACCCAGAACCAGCGTTTTATCTACCAATCATTCCTTGGGTTTTGGTGAATGGTATAAAAGGTATTGCTGTTGGATTTGCAACTGAAATTCAACCACATAACCCAAAACAACTAGCTAAGTTGTGTTCACTTCACCTTAAGAAAAAGGACATATCTAAAAAAGAGTTATTGCCATCATTTCCGGGATTCAATGGAACGATTGAAAAAATAAATGATGAAATATTCTGCTTTGGAGTGTTTAAGTTGAAAGGACAGACAAAGTTACACATCACCGAAGTTCCGATTGGTTATAGTAGAGAGTCATACGTGACTTTACTTGATAAATTGGAGTCGGATGGTAAGATTGTATCTTATGTTGATAAATGTGATGCTTCTGGATTTAAGTTTGATATAACACTGAAACGTGTGAAATCATTGAACGATAACCAAATCATTACAATGTTTAAGTTGAAGAAGAAGTTAAATCAAAACTTAACCGTTATTGACCATAAAGGTACGTTACGTGTATATGATGACACTAGGAAAATCATTAAAGATTTTTGTGACTATCGTGTTACCAAATACACAGAGAGATATGAATATCTTGTGGATAAGGGTTCGAAAGACCTAAGAATTATCCAAGCAAAGATTAAATTCATAACACAAATTATTAGTGGTCAATTAGACTTCACTAATAAGAACAAAAAACAAATTAGAGATGAGTTGCTAACAGTAAAGGATATCGATAACGAATTAGTTGACATTTTAATTAGAATGCCTATCTATTCCCTTTGTCAAGATGAATTAGACAAATTAGAAAAAGAAGGTGTTGAACTATACAAAAAGATTAAACTATGGAAGAAGGTTGATGTTACTGAACAATTCATTAAGGAATTAAAGGTGATATAATGGAATTTCTAGACGAAATACCCGAAGAAGAGAAACAAACTGAGGTCACTCAGAAAGTTAAGAGAAAAACAATCAAAACTGAATTACCCGAAGATGGGTACGGACTTGAGATTGGTTCCTTGACTTTCTTTATGGGTGATGTTGAACTTGAAATCAAAGACGTAAAGGTCAGAGATATGGATGATTTTAGAAAAATGATATTTGAGGTATTAGAACAATGATATTAGTTGACTTTTCGCAGTTAATGGTAGGTGGGTTAATGTCCCACGCAAAAACAATGAGTGACGTGAATGAAGATTTGCTTAGGCATATGGTACTTAACACATTAAGGTCATATAGAAAACAATACAATAGGACATACGGTGAACTTGTAATTTGTATTGATTCTAGGCACTATTGGAGACGTGACGTGTTTCCTAACTACAAACACGCTAGAAAATCTGCTAGGGATAATTCTAAGTTCGATTGGCCGCAAATCTTTAAATGGTTTGATAAGATTAAATCAGACCTAAAGGAGAACTTCCCTTATAAAATGATTGATGTTATGGCTGCAGAGGCAGATGATGTGATAGGTGTATTGTCGAAACACAAACATATGCAAGAAAAGATACTGATTCTTTCTAGTGATAAGGACTTTATCCAATTGCACAAATATAAGAACGTGAAACAATATTCACCAATGCAACGTAAATGGGTTCGACACATAGACCCAATCGCTTACGCAAAGGAACATATTATACGTGGTGACCGTGGTGATGGTATACCCAATTTCTTGTCTGGTGACGACTTTCTCGTAGAAGGCATACGTCAGACACCAATCAGTAAAAAGAAACTGGATGTGTGGCTTACGCAGTCTCCAGAAGAGATTTGTGAGGGTAGTGAGGAGATGGCAGAGCGTTGGCAACGTAATTCAAGGTTGACTCAATTTGATGAGATTCCTGAATTATTAGTGAATGATATCCTAAACTCTTTTAAGAAAGAACCAGTAGGAACTAGAAAGAAGTTATATAATTACTTCGTAATGAATAAATTGAATAACTTGATTGATGTGATAGGAGACTTCTAATGAAATATACAGAACCAACAGAACTAGAACAAATGTCAGCCTCAGAAGCAAACGCAGTTTTAATTGAACTCCAACGTAAATGTATTCAACAGGAGAGACAGATTGCTGAATTGAAATCTAAATATGATTCTATCGTGGGTTTAATTAAACGAAATGCAAACAACAAACGCAATGAGAAAGACGATTTCCATTTCAACATACAATAGGGGTGTAAATGAATGTAATTGATATTTTAAAAGAATGTGAAAGTGACAATGGAAGACTATTTAAAATAGATGTACTAGAACGTAATAAAGATAATGAACTATTAAAAAGTGTTATTAAGTGTGCTCTTGACCCATACACACAATACTATATTAGGAAGATTCCTGAGTATGATAGTGGTGATAAAGAATTTAGAAATTCATTAGAATGGGGAATAGAAAATCTAGACCAGTTGTCATCGAGAGAGGTTACGGGTAACAAGGCAATTGCCCATTTAAAGGACATATTAGAGAATTTAACAGACAGAGATGCTGAGGTTATAGAACGTATCATATCGAAGGATTTGAAATGTGGAGTGAATACTGCAACAGTTAATAAAGTCTTTGGTAAAGGATTCATTGAGAAATATCCATGCATGTTAGCAGGCGCATATAATGAAAAGAATTTTAAACACATCAAATACCCAGCACTTGTGCAAACGAAAATGGATGGAATGCGAGCTAATATTCTTATGTTCGACGATGGGAAAGTTGAGGTTCGGTCTCGCAACGGTAAACTACTGGAATTACATAGTCACTTTGATGACTACACCAAATCACTTTTCTATAAAGGTGCAACACTTGATAATCTGGCTCAATTCCGTGATTGTGTGATAGATGGTGAACTTTGTGTGTTATCAGAAGATGGTGCCTCTGTCCTTGATAGAAAAACAGGTAATGGCATTTTAAACAAGGCAGTTAAGGGTACAATATCAAAAGAAGAGTCTGCTAGAGTGAGAATGTTTGCTTGGGATTTAATACCTATGGACGATTTTAAGAACTTAAAGTCAGACGTTCCATATTTTGATAGATTAGAGGTCCTTGGCATTAGACTTGATGAAGCGTATAACGCCTCAGAAATGGGTGACTTAATAAGACTCGTACCCACTATTCCAGTAGAAACTTACGAAGAGTCAGAAGAACTGTTTAGACTTGCGTTAGATTCGGGTGAAGAGGGTGTTATTGTTAAGAATGGTGACTCACCTTGGGAGGATAAACGTTCTAAATATCAAGTGAAGATGAAAGCAGAACTTGAAGCAGACTTATTAGTAACTGAATGGAATGAGGGTACTGGTAGAATTCAAGGTCTTTTAGGTGCAGTTACCTGTGTTAGTGAAGATGGAAAGTTAGAAGTTAATGTAGGTTCTGGGTTTAATGATGAAGACAGAAAAATGAAACCAGAAGATATTGTAGGAAAGATTATTACTGTTAAATATAACGAAGTGATTCAAGACAAAAAGAAAGATAAGAAATCATTGTT